TGAAAACGTTATGCTAAGAAACATGGGTATTTTAGCTACTGAAAATGGAATATTAAAATTATCTAGCGATCAAAGAACGTTTACTTGGGGATCAACAGGTAGAAAATTATTTACAGTTCCATTTGACGAACACCCTTACTCGGCTCTAGCAGCTTGGTTTAAAACAGACGAAGGTATGGAAGTATATACCAACGTTGAAAAAAGATTAAAATAATTAATCACCTATAGTAGAGCAGCCACTCTTCGGGGTGGTTGCTTAACTATAAAATAAAACATAATGGCAGTAAACGTAAATACAGTATATCAAAGAGTTTTAGCATTAGCTAACAAAGAGCAAAGAGGATATATAACACCTCAAGAATTTAACTTACTAGCCAATCAAGCTCAACTTCAAATATTCGATCAATACTTTTATGATATAGATGTTTCTGGCAGAATGACAGGAAACAGCACAGAGTATTCAGATCGATTAGATATGTTAGAGGAAAAACTAGCACCATTTGAAAAATTTAAACAAACAATAGCTATGTCAGGTAACGAAGGTACTTTACCTTCAGACTTGTATAGATTAGGTACTGTCTATTTCGCTGTTGGTGGTGCTTACGATATTGAAGTTGAACAGATAAATAAAAAAGAATTTACATATATTGAAAGATCACCGTTAGCAGAACCTACTGTTGACTATCCTGTTTATTTTATTAAAGGCGTAGACAAGATAAAAACATTTCCATCAGCTTCTATAACAGCTAATGTTACATGTGATTATATTAAGAAGCCTGCTCAAGTGAGTTGGGATTATATAGTTTTAAACGATAAGGCGCTTTACAAATCTGATACATCCGTTAACTTTGAGTTGCATCCATCTGAAGAACATAGGTTAGTAGATGTTATACTTGGACTAGCAGGTATTGTTTTAAACAAGCCAGGTTTAGTAAGCTTAGCTGGAACTAGAGAGGCTGCCACTACTAATCAGCAAAAACAAATATAAATGGGTTTAATTAACACAACACAAGTAGCGTACTACGGAGGTAGTAGTTTTGGTGATTATCAATTTACATCACTAGAAACTATTATAAATCAATTTATAGTAGCATACGTTGGTGAAGAAAAAATAATACCAAAAATAAAAAGAACAGACGTAGCTTTTCATGCTAGAAGAGCTTTACAAGAATTTAGCTTTGATACTTTTAAATCAACTAAATCTTTAGAAATAGAACTACCAGGTTCACTAACGATGACTTTACCACAGGATTACGTTAACTACGTAAAGATAACTTACACCGATAGTAAAGGTATTGAACACGTTTTGTATCCTGCTATTGTTACTAGTAACCCAACAGCTCCACTACAAACAGGCGCTATTGGTAATGAAAACTTTATTGATGGCGATGGAGATGGCAATATAGACTTACAAACAGAATCTAATACTTGGGAAAACTATAAAGCATCTACGCCAAACGCTAATCAAGCACAAGACTTTGATTATGACGATGACATATACGATTTAAACATAGGCGGTAGATATGGCATTGATCCTGCTCATGCTCAAATAAACGGATCTTTTTACATAGATGAAAATGCTGGTAAAATACATTTCTCATCAGTACTTTCTGGAAAAATTGTAACATTAAAATATATTAGCGATAGCTTAGGTACTGATGCTGAGATGAAAGTTCATAAACTAGCAGAGGAAGCTATGTACAAACAAATAGCTTTAGCTATATTATCTGTAAGAGCTAATGTGCCTGAGTATATAATTAATAGATTTAAAAAAGAAGCTAGAGCTACTAAAAGAAACGCTAAGCTTAGACTATCTAATATTAAAATAGAAGAAATAACACAAATTCTTAGAGGTAAGTCTAAGCATATTAAACACTAAGTATGGCTGAGTTAAAAAGAACTTTTTCCGCTGGGAAAATGAACAAAGACTTAGACGAAAGAATTGTTCCTCCTGGCGAATATAGAGACGCACAAAATATAGAAATAAATACTTCTGAAGGATCTAATATAGGCGCTGTTCAAACCACGCTAGGTAACACCGCTATAGACTCTGGTAAAGTTCCTTTCAACAGTCACTGCATGGGTGTTGTAACAGACCCTGCTAATGACATGGTGTATTGGTTAGTTAGAGGGCCTAATCAATTCAGCCCATTTGGTTCAGCTGGTCCTAGTAGCGAATTTATAAATAAAAACTATTTACTATAACCATTGGAG